CCATCGACGGCTCTGGCAACTTGGCGTTCACCGTACAGACCGCTACGCTCAACGGACGGAACAAGGTGGTTCTCGATACGCCGCTTGCGCGGTGCAACCGATTAGCCAACACCGGCTCCGTTAACCTTGATGGCGCAGTGTATGCGTACAGGGACACAGCGATTACTAATGGCGTACCTAACGACCTGACCACGGTTCACTGCACGGTCCCAGATGGCTTTAACCAGTCGTTCAAGGCAGCGACTAGCATTAGTTCTTCGGACTACTTCCTCGTCACCAGCCTTACGCTGTCGGTAGCGCGGGGCTCAGGCTCCGCAGCGGTGGACTTCATCCTAGAGACTCGCCAAGGCGATCAGGTGTTTCGACCGAAGGCAGGCCGCATAACCGTAACGAACGCAGAAGCCAGCCGTGAGATTGCATACGACCCTCCGCTTATCATACCGAAGAACAGCGACTTCCGTGTTCAAGCAATCTCGAGCGCGAACAACACTCCAGTGAATGCTACTGTTAGTGGCTATCTTGCGCTTGTTGTAAACTAAGAACGCCAACATAACAGTAGAGGACATGAACGTCCTAGTAACGGAGCTGCAATAGTGGACATCTATCGAGTAGTATGGAAAGACGCCCAAGGGGGCGCTAACGTAGGCTGGCGGGATCTTGAGGATCTGAAGCACATCGAGGTGGCTATCGCCGTGAGCTGCGGGGTTATCCTCGTAGACGACGCGGAGCGGTTGGTCATCTGTCCTCACTTCCTATTGGACAGCGACGGAAAGATAGAACAAGGCGATGCAGAGATCGTCATACCAAAGCAGTGGGTCGTGTCATGCGACCTGCTTAAACCATGATGACGTGGACGCTGTGGCTCCTCCTCACGCTGGACACTGGACAGCTGACGGTGATGAAGAGCAGGGCGTACACAACGGAACTAGAATGCGAACGGGCGGCCATGTCAGTCGTCGCTCGTCCTATCACCGGGGTGGTATCAGCCGCTGCGGTGTGCAAGAAGAAGACTGACGTATAGCGACCTTCAAGGAGACAATCGCATGGTAAGCCAAAAGAAGTTTGACGAATTAGTAGAAGCCACTACCGGATACCTACAGAAGCTAATGGATCGAGTGAAGGAGTTGGAAGAAAAGGTGGAAGCCTTAGAATCCAAGAAGCCTGCATCTCGGCAATCCAAGGCGGAGGCTAAGTAATGGATGAACAAAAGTTCTTCGACGACGCCCGAGAGATGTTCATGTCTGAGGGCTGGAGCAACTTTACCAAGGAGATGGAGCTGTGGCTAGAGAACATCACGTTCGACAGCTGCAACACATCCGACGAGTTCTGGGCCAGCAAAGGAGCAGTCAACGCACTGCGCCGAGTACTGGCATACGAGATGATGGTGAAGCAGGCTGAGCTGGAGGCTGACGATGAGAGTAATTCTTGACGCACGATGTACGTCGTGTAACCAAATTGATGAGGTCTTTGGACACCGCGAGGATGCATTCCGGTGTACATATTGCGGTGGAGTAGCCAAGGCCATCATCAGCCCTGTGAGATGTAAACTAGAAGGAACCTCTGGTGACTTCCCCGGTGCCGCTATGAAGTGGGCACGGGAACACGTCAAGCATGGTAATAAACCGTAGGACAAGGAACGCCAAACCCCCTACTTATTTAACACAACCCCCCGAAAGGACAAGGAGTTAGTAATGGCAAAGTTGATTGATACCGATGGTACTGTAGTAGCGGAGACAACCGAGTTCGACGAGCTGGTCGAGCAGGGTGCAGAAGAGGAGCGTGAAGCTGTCGAGGCGGAAGCCGAGGTGGTTGAGACTCCCGAGCAACCTGAAGAGCGGGAAGACGAAGACGACCTCCCCGAAAAGTACAGAGGTAAGAGTGCGGCTGACATAGCTAAGATGCACCGTGAGCTTGAATCGCGTTTGGGGCAGCAATCCCAAGAAGTTGGCGAACTTCGACGCGCGTTCGACGAGATGGTACAGAATAGCATTGCGGCTCAGAACTCATCTTCACCGGAACCCGAGGCTGTCGAAGATATGGACTTCTTCGCTGACCCGTCCAGTGCGGTTAAGAGGGCTATTGAGAACCACCCATCGCTGAAGCAGGCTCAGGCCGTAGCGGCAGAGATGAAGAAGTCACAGTCCCTAGCCAAACTAAAAGCCACGCACCCCGACATGGACACCATCCTCGCTGAGGACGGCTTCAGGGAGTGGGTACAAGGCTCGAACTTCCGACGCCAGATGTACCAGCAGGCTGACCAGCAGTATGACTTTGAAGCTGCTAACGAGCTACTAACGCTGTACAAGGATAGGAAGGGCGTTGTTTCACAGACGAAACAGGTTGAGAAGGTCGCCCAAAAGCAGGCGGTCAAGAAAGCCTCAACGGGCAGCTCACGGACTTCAGCGGCAGGGAAGTCGCCTAAGAAGACCTATAGACGAGCTGACATCATTGAACTAATGAAAACTAACCCTAAGCGGTACGAAGCGTTGTCCGACGAAATCATGCGGGCATACGCCGAGGGCCGAGTTAAATAAGGAAACTAAGTAATGGCATCATTTGCTCCTACTCCCGCGCAGAATAACACACGGGAAGCTACATTCATTCCAGAGATTTGGAGTGACGAAATCATCGCCGCCTACGAGAAGTCTATCGTAGTCAAGCCTCACGTCCGTGCTATGAGCATGGTCGGCAAGAAAGGCGACACCATCAACGTACCTAAGCCTGTTCGTGGCTCAGCATCTGCCAAGGTAACGGAAGACACCGTAACGCTCATCGGTACTACTTCTACCAACTTGGCGATCACCGTCGACCAGCACTTCGAGTACAGCCGTCTGATCGAAGACATCACTGATGTACAGGCGCTGAACTCTATGCGTCAGTTCTACACCTCAGACGCTGGCTATGCTCTTGCTCTGCAAGTTGACACTAGCCTCATCGCTGAAGCTGCTAACTTCACGTCACAGCTTGAGTGTGGTGCTTCCGGCGCTGTCACTTCTGCTGGCGCTGCTGTTGCGTTCAACGACGCTTCTTTCCGTGACGCGATCCAAGTCCTCGACGACAACGACGTGCCCATGGACGGACGCTGCTTCATCATCCCGCCTGCTGTCAAGAACAGCATCCTCGGTATTACCAACTACATCTCAACTGACTTCGTCAATGGCAAGCCTGTTGAGAACGGTAAGATCGGTAGCCTGTACGGTGTTGACGTAATCGTCTCTACCAACCTGCCTACTGAGAACACCGACGAGAAGGGCGCTCTGCTTATGCACAAAGACGCTATCGTCTTCGCTGAGCAGCTGGGTGTTCGTACTCAGACTCAGTACAAGCAAGAATACCTTGCTGACCTGTTGACTGCTGACACGCTGTACGGCACTGAGACTTATCGTCCAGAAGCTGGTGTCAAGCTGTTCTGCTTGGTTTAATTACTGCTACATAGTCGCTGCCCCTTCGGGGGCGGCTTCTTTCTTCTTAGGAGATTATAATGTCTGTACTAGCTAAAGACGCTAACTCATACGCAATTCAAACTCTGCGCCCTAGCGGTACAGAGGCATTCGCTGTAAGCGGTAGCGCAAGCAGCTCATCCGCGTTATCTACTAACGTGGTTCGATTATATTCTACGGTTGACTGTTTCTTTGAAGTCACTGGAACGGCAACTACGTCATCCACCCCACTCCCCGCAGGTGCGGTTGAGTTCGTGCGAGTGGAAGACACAGACGTACTCAGCGTCATTACTGGCGGGGGTACTGGCACCTTTTATGTAACGGAGATGATCTAATGTTATACGGCTCTCGACTTAACAAGCTGGCTAGCGGCGTCAAGCAGTACCTATCAGAAGGTGCGGTGGGGTCGAAAGAGCCGGGATACAACTTAGACTTTCTGAGCAATAACTATAGGGCTGCGGGTTCTAGCCAGACGCTAGGCTCCGCCCTCACCCACAGCCGCAGCGGTAACGCCACGATGACGGATGGCTATGGGCCTGAGTTGATTACTAATGGCGACTTCAGCACTGACAGCGATTGGACGAAAGGCACAGGCTGGAGTATTGACGGCGGTAAGGCTGTAAAAACAGCAGGTACGGGGGCTGGAGTTACTCAGTCTATTGAGCTGAAAGAAGGCGTTGCTTATTTGGTTAGTTACGACGTAACCAGAGACGCCGGTGGAGTTCAAGCTCAGTTTATTGGTGGAACTACAGTAGCTCTAGCAAGTAAAACAGCAACCGGATCTTATACGGATGTTCTTGTCGCGGTTAGCGGTAATACGGATCTTCGGATGTTTGCAGGTTCAACATTCGCTGGAACTGTTGACAACATCAGCGTCCGCGAGATACCAGCTATCAAGTGGGCACCGCACAACCTGCTGACGTACTCTGAGGACTTCAGTAATGCTGCTTGGACTAAGCAAGCCGGGACTACAGTAACCAGTAACCAAGCCATGGCTCCTGATGGGTCGCTAACAGCGGATCTAGTTGTTGGCGACGGTACAAGCGGCCTGATTCAGGCCGGCAAAACCGTGCCAACAGATTCCAATAACACAAAAGCTGTGTGGTTAAAGGGTGTTTCTGGAGGTGAGACTGTAAAACTCAAAGATCCCTCTGCGACAATAGGAACTACAACGTGCAGCCTAACTACAGAGTGGCAGTTGTTTGAGCTTACCGAGACGCAGCCACTTGGTTTAGCTGGCCTATGGGTTGACGATATTCCTGCTGGCGGCATCTACGTCTGGGGCGCACACGTCTACCGCTCCGGCCTCGGCGGCATGGTGGACAACCCCGAGCGCGGGGACTCATACGTTCCCACAGCGGTTAGACCGTTCGGCCCAGAGTTAGTGACTAATGGGACGTTCGACACTGATATAAGCGGGTGGACTGATGAATCTACCGGATCTGGGTCAGCAGTTGTTTCGTCTGGC